CGACTACGTTTCAGGCATGAGCGTTAGAGAAATTGAAATCACATCAACTCTCAGTGCTGGCGCTATCAAGTCAAGGCTTAGAGAAGTTGGGCTTTTAAGAACGAGAGCAGAGGGTACAAAGGTTGCTTATGATCGAGGAGTGAATCTTGGCCCAATAACAAGATTATCAGAGAACGAAAACGGCCCGGCTTATGCGGCTGTACTTTCACAGGAATGGATAAGAAAACCACTAGGGGTATCGGTATGAAATACGGCGTAAACGTAAAGATCGACGTTAGCAAGATTGACAAGAATCTACTATTCAAAGGAGCCAAGGGTGTTTACCTAGACGCAACCGTTTTTATCGACCCTGAGCAAAAAAGCGAGTTCGGTGATCACGGAATGATAACTCAGGACGTTAGCAAGGAAGCGCGAGAGAGGGGCGAGAAGGGAAACATCTTGGGCAATGCAACGGTGTTCTGGACGGGTGAATCTCAGCAGGGCGGTCAGTCACAACAGCAATCACAATCGCAGGCAGCTCCGAGCAGTTTTGACGATTTCAATAGCGAAATTCCCTTCTAGCGTTCAGCAATTCGCCGTGATCATTATTAATGAACAGAAGGAAATGATGGAAAGTGCTTAAAGAATCCTGCACAAGCCGAAACGATTTAGCCAAGTGCTTTAAAGAGCTTCAGGCACTTATGGACTTGAATGGATCTGTCACTGTGGTGGGTAGCGCGAAAGACCTCCAAGCTGAAGAGTTCGAGATGAAGAAAAAGCGAACGATTACTCAAAATAGTGCAATGCACAAATATTTTGAACTGCTCGCCATAGCTTTTAGCGACGCCGGATTGGATATGAAAGCAATCTTAAAAGACGACGCCGAAATCCCTGCCACGAAAGAAAATATAAAGCTATGTGTTTGGAAGAAAGTGCAGGCGGCAATGTTTGGCGAAGAGTCCACCACAGAATTAACCACAGCACAGGTCAGCGAAGTTTACGCGGTAGTTGATAGGCACACTTCTTCGGCCTTTGGTGTTCACGTTGAGTTTCCTAGCTGGATGGGTAGCAGATGAGCAACAGAGGAGAATCAGCCATGTACGACTTAGGCAGACAAGCCAGAGAGCATGAGTTCCAAACTGTTAGCTGCAATGTGCGGGATAGCGTTAAGCGCTCGTGGTGGCTCGCTGGCTGGCATGACCTAGATATTGAAAAAGGAGTCAACAAGTTTTTTGATGATGTAAATCGATTAATTATCGAGGATAGAGCCGCATGAGAAAGCACATAGCGACCATTGAGCACTTTCAGCCTTTTAACAATACGGAGCAACAACATGTCGTCTAAACCAAGCCCGCCAGATATAGCAATCTTGGAATACGGATCGCCAACTGAAAACCAAACTGAAAGTATCAGAGCATGGATTCAGGAGGGTACAACCCGTAAGGCTGCAAAACTTCTTGGGAAAGACCCCGGCAACATTGGAAGAGACGCGAAGCTGGTTAGACAAAGGGCTGAAAAAGCTGGCTGGAGTCCTACATTTTCTGCAAGTGAGCTAGTCCCTACTACTGAGCAGGTGATAGGGCGATCAATTCTCACAAAAGACGACGAGGGAAACACTGTTTGGCTGAAGACGAAAGCTAAAAAGGAAGAGGAACAACACGCATTTAAAGAGTTTATTAAAACCCTAACCGAAGAAATAAAACCTGCCAAAAAAATACCAGCACCAAAAGGCAAAAAGAATGACGAGCTAATGAGCGGGATATTTATAGGCGATGCTCATATAGGGATGTACGCATACGCACCGGAAACAAAGCACTCAGATTTCAATACTGATATCGCCGCTCAAGGTCTTAGGGACGCTATTGATGATTTGATAGCAAGATCACCTGACGCGGAAACGGGCTTGCTATGTGACGTTGGCGATTTTATGCACATGAATTCAAGCCTTTACACGACCTTAAAAGGAACCCCGCTTGATTGCGACACAAGATATTCGAGAGTTTTAAGAATCGCGGGCAGGGTAATGAAATACGCTGTAACCAAAATGCTTATCAAGTTCCAGAAGGTCATAGTCGTGATAGCTAAAGGCAATCATAACGAAGATCCGGCTGTAGCGGTTCAGGAAATAACGTCAGCGCATTTTGAGAATGAGCCAAGGGTAACGGTTTTAGATACTGACGGCTATTTCCACTACATCGAATGGGGAAAGTGGCTAATCGGTGTTAATCACGGCGATAAAATAAAGCCTGCAAAACTGGTAAATGTAATGGCCCGAGACATGGCCGCAGCATGGGGAAGAACAACTCATCGAATGTGGGCAACCGGCCACTTTCATCACCAGCAGGTATTAGAGCTCGACGGCTGTACGGTTTACAAATTTGGCGCATTACCCCCACCTGATAGCTGGCACGCTGGCGCAGGGTTTGGCGGCAACGGCCAAATGCAGATGATCACCTTTAAGAAGGGCGGGGGCAGACACTCAACAATGATTTACGACCTCCCTCAACCATCCCAAGAGCCTGATTTGGTGGCATAAATTAAATATCAATCATTAGCGGCATAGGGGAAGGGTATGGGCGTTGAGAAAATGTTAGAAGCAGAATATGAAAATATACAGTCCGCAAAAAGACACGGGGAGTTTCTTGATTCAATCCTCTCGCCTCCACCCTCTGCAACAGAAATTCAAGTCGGCGGCAACCATTACAAAGACATGAAGATTCAGCCGGTTCAGTACATTCAAGCCAATAACCTCGGCTTTTGCGAGGGCAGTGTAATCAAGTACGTTTCTCGCTTCAGGTCCAAGGGAGGTGTTGAGGATCTGAGGAAGGCCAAGCACTTTATCGACCTGCTAATCGAGGCCGAGCTAAGTGAAGAAGACTAGAACCCTAAACAAGCTGGCCGATGATCTGGCAGTCGCTATGCAAAAGCATGTACGGCTCAAGGCGGCAGACTCAATGGGCTTCTGTCAGTGCGTTACATGTCCGAATAAAAAGCACTGGAAGGAAATGCAAGGCGGGCACTTTATTGAGCGCAGCAAGGCCCACAGGACGCTAGAAGAGAACATTCATCCACAGTGCCCATACTGCAATCAATACGGCATGAAAAGGGCTTCCGTGGTTCTAATTTATCGAAGGTATATGGTCGACATGTATGGGGGTAAGTTTGTGACGCAATTAGAAGATTCTGCGAATAATGTTGTTAAGAGATTCCGTCCTGATTTAGTAAAAGAGATCAAGGATTTAAGGGCAAGAAACCGAGAAATGGAGGCTGAATTGTGACATGCACCTACTGCAACAAACCATCAACAGAACTGGAGGCGATATTGTGAATTACTTTGAAAGTATAGGAATTGTCTTTACCTCAATTACCGTCCTCGTGGCGATCACCAGCATCTTGGTGTGGTCTATTGATTTGATTGCCAGAAAGATGAGGTTAAATTTTCAAATACTTATGTGGCTCACTCATCGCAAGCAATTCAAACAATGGATGAAAGACAATAAAATGGAAAAAAGCCAACTAGACGACTTGGGTGGCTACGAATGACCTGCACCTACTGCAACACAGATCACGGAGACATGGATTGCGATATTGATGATATTCGTGAATATGTCGATCAGCTCGCATTGATTATTGACGACCAGGCAGCGGTTATATGCCACCAAGTTCAAGAATTGGAAAACAGCGAGTCACAGACGACTCATTAGCAGATTGGGAGATAGCAATGCAGCATAGCCATATTGATAAGTTGTTAGACATTTATCTAGACAGCCTAATATCTATCTCCAATGACGCCGGATGGGGCGGTGAATCCATGATGGCTAAGATTATAGAGTTTGGCGCTGACATTCCTAGAGGCACAGGCAACGATCAGTCGAACATGACAATGATTATTGCGTTAGAGAATTTCCGCAAAGAGCATCACGACACCAGAAAGATCAGGGCAGTAGTTGGTGAATTGCTAAATGGACAGTCTCACAAGGCCAAAACCAAAGCATTACTGTCTAGGCGCTATTATCACAGCATTAATGCAGATACCGGAA